ATTAAAACCTATCCGACAGAACTGGATAGGAAAACTTATGTACTATAAATTCAATCTAAAAAGTAATGTCAACGAACATGTAAGTATGTCCGTGCTATGGGCTCTCATAGCGTATTAACTGTTCCATTCTTGTCAAAATGGCACCCTTTTTTATTTAAAAGGGAATTTTATAATGGGGGTGCTACATGTTTGTAGAACCTAGGTGGACCTGTATAGAAAAACATATTATGGTCCTCAGCAGTGGCACAGCGTGTAGTAACAAAATCTGTGTTTCGAAATTCACCTGAAACACGCATTGCAAAACCTGGCATGGCTTGTGGTTTAGCAACCATAGAAGTAAGGCGCTTTGTCGGAGTAAAACGATATTCTGAATAGTAAGGTATCTCAGCTGTCAATATTGAATTAACGGTATTAGAAATCGCCGTACCTAAAGCACCATTGAACTCAGCTGAATCAGCAAAAAGTTCAGCAATACCGGATGACTTCGTAGGTTCAGTTATAACAGGTATATTTTTAATGGAGTTGACTGGAATGGGGTTTGCTCCACGAGCAATTTCTACTTTCCAAGGTGCCCTAAGAATGTCAGAACAATCAAACATCCATCGCATTCCGCCTCTTTGACCAACAAATGCTACAGATAAATACTTCACCAAAGTCATATTTGCTCTAACAAAATCTCCGGCTTGAGTTTGAAATGGAACTGTACCTCCTGTACTATTATACCCTGGTTCGAAGGGATACATAGGTCTATAGAAGGTGGAACGCACTCTAGTCGCAGTATTTGCAACCGTTACTGGAAGAAGTTCATGCACGTTAAATCTTTTCAATAAAGTTCGAAAACTTTTAATAGATTCTCCATAATGAACAAGATTAGTATAATCAACATTAGATGTTACATTACCCATTACTGCTGCAGAAACAGCAGAATTTGGTGCATCTTCTTGTTGAATATATTCTTCTGATTGTGGTTCAATGTCAAACAATGCGGCCGGTGGTGGTATTGGTTTTGGTGTTAATGACAATCCTGCGATATCTGCAGAAGGATCTGCTACCTCAAAATCAGGTCCCATTGACACAAAGACATTAATAGCAATATCATTGTCGATAGTTGTGTTTGGCACGGTTAGTTCATTCACAACATAAACTGAAATTACTCCATTACCATACAGATTTGTGCCAGCTGTATAAGGCAAGATAAGCGTGTCGCGAAACATGCTAACTTCATCATACAACTTAGATACCAGTCTATAAGTAGTGGGTTGACCCCATCCACAAGTGACTGTGAAATCTGTAGTTTCAGCCAAATCAACAATAGTTGTATACGCTGTGTTATATTCTGAAGAACCTCCACCTCGTTCAGGATCATATACTATTTTCAATCTTCCTTTATGATAATTAGAACAAACCACTTGGAAGCGAAAATTCATAGATCCACGCCAAGTAGTAAACGGTAAAGATGCAAAAGCACAAGCCGGCAAATGTATCTCATCTCCAATAGTAGGGTCTACTTGAATTCTCTTAACACCAGGATCTACAAGACACGAAAACAATTTTTCTTCTGGATTTATTCCTACTGCCCAATTGAACGATGTCAAATATGATTCTCTACTGGCAATGCCATTTATAGATAATTCATCAACACCGTTTAACCCAGCCACTCTGGGATCAACTGTCAATTCCTGCTTACTAGTAATAGAAAGCTTAGCAACTGCAGCAGGTGTATCAGTAACAGCAATATCCAGCACAGGAACGGGTCGAACATTAGTAAAACCTAACTGTGGTGGGGAACTGTAACCAAACAATACTGCAATAGCTCCAGCAGCTCTCATACCAATTTCGGTGGCTTTAGCAAAAGGAGCAATAACAGGTATACTTGTCAACTTATTTGCAATTGTAGCTGCTATATTAGCAGGACGAGAAATAGGACCTACTCCATATTCATCAGATTGAGGAACAATAGAATTTGGTTCTACTTCAGTTGGTATTGCAAATTCAACATCTTCAGCCCACGCAAAAGTAGTAATAGAGACAGTGTCTGTAGCACCATTAGCATGTTTTAAATTTTGAATTGACTGTATTGTTACTGCACCTAAATCGGTCCAATCGGACTGAGTAACGTCTACCATATTAAGATGGTAGAAGAAAGGACAAGTAATTTCTCCTCCTTGAGAAGTTGTAGGATTCAAAAACACATGAGGACGCTGCGTAGCTGCTACTAAATCGGCATTAATAAAAGCCCGATTCAGTGTTAGCTGATCAAACGCAGCTAGTGGATTATACGCTGCTACGGCTCGACCATAGTGAAAAGCATTTCCACTGACAACAAATTTTAGTTTAAGTGTTGCTCTCATAAGTTTGTAATTTGACAACCTATTAACAACACGTGGATTATTAAAAAACTGTAACCACGGGTTAAAGGTATCATGAAACTGTGTTCCTACTCCCCATTGAGTCGAACGAATTCGAATAGGTCTGGAAAAGAACTTCTCCAAAGACGAATCGTCCGTAAGTGGTGCATTCCTAATAGCATCAAAGGTAGTATCAACATGAGCTGAGTATCCTGGATTCGAATCAATAAACGAAAGGATTTCAGCTGATGTGTACGGTTGTGCTTCTGGAGTGCTTATTTCAGAACTTTGTGGGGATATTACAAATTTTTCCTTTTTGTAATCTTCTTTTAAAGCATAAAGTACATACAGTACTAATGCCCCGGCATATCCCCATATGCCGTATGCCGCAACATCCGTTGCTAACGAATTTTGAGTGTTCGCTCCACTACAAAGGTGGTCTCTAAGACTTCGCGGAGACCATATACGCCAATTAAATGTAGGATATATAAAAAATTGTGTCTGTTCATGTATTAAAACAAACGTGTAAAATTTCGCTGTCCCATTAATACATCTAGGTAACTACAGCTTACGAATTTTCTGAGTATTTACTCAGCCAGTGTTCGACCCTCTCGTCAAAAGTGACGAACACCGCGGGCACAGGAAGATTTACTTCCTTGCATACTTCTTGCATTTGAGCGGCCCGTTGCTCATATTTGGCTCGCCCGTGAGCGAACCATTCGTGCATTGCTCCTTCTATACAGCTTACTGCCACTTGTTGTTCTGTGGCGCTCTTAGAGCGTACGTTCGAATGCAAAGATTTGAATATGGAATCTTCTTCCAAACAGCCTATCTTAGTTTGAATTTCTGAAATATATACAGACCTCCTCTTAAGGAAATCTGTTTCTTCATCAGATAAAAATTCGCACGTGTCAGACGACTTGTTTGGTAATGTTACTTTCATATCGTGTTTTGCTAAAAACGACTTAAAAGTCTCAAAATTGAATTTCCGATATTCTGGTTTGACAGAACCCTTGAAATCATCTCCGTAAGTGATGCAAGCAACACTTTCACGAAAATCAACATCAGGATATAAGTCAAAAAACGCATTTCGAACATACAGGCTACCTGCCGTACCATTCACTTGAACAGTCAAATTATTTCCAGACGTATTCAAGTTGTAGGCCATGATCAAAGTTCCGTTCCAATCCAATAAAGGATGAACAATATCATTGACCATCATTCTCATCAAAAAGAGCGAATGAGAATCATATCCTCCTCGCTCTGCCAATTCAATGAAAGACAAGTAGACAGCTCTAGTGATTTGAGAATTCATTCTCACATCATATTTGC